GTTCTTCAGCTTCATCTATTATCCACGTTGTAACACCTTGCAAAGATTTAAGGTTTGCGGTTTGATCTCCTGAACTTGTCTTTATACCTTTAAATATTATTTTACTCCCTGAATCCCTATTTAGTATTTCGGACTTCTGAATATCAAATGAGTTATTTAATTTAAGCAAATCAATCTTTTCTTGAAATTCAGGTATGATTGATAAATGTGCTGAAGTCATTGTTTGCCTAGTGAATAGTATTTTATGCCCTACTTCAAAAGATAGCAAGCTTATAAACCTACCTACCTCAAAAGACTTACCAGAACCACGCCCCCCTGTTACAACAAAGTATCTTGTAGCGTTGCCAAGCTTATTCCAATTCTTCGGGTGCTTCTTTATCATAAAGAGTATTTATGTCGAAGTTCGTGTTTTTATTCTCACTTTCGATATATTGCATAGAAAGTTTTTTAAGCTCTTCAGGAGTAGCAATAAGTTTCATCAATGCCATTTGTAAAGCAGGTGCGTTTGATTTATACCATTTTGACCGCATCGAAACTTTTAATTCTATACGATTAGTTTCTAGTAATCCTTTTAGCTCGTTAACTTCGTTAGATTGAATAGGAAAATACTCGTAAAAAGTAGGTTTTGAAATTGGAATAAAAGCAACTATATCTTCAATGAAAAATAGTTTATGTTTAACTATCATTTCTTTTGCTTGGTCGAATATCTTTTGTTTATCGTATGCCATTATTCAAAGTCTTTAGTTACTACTCCGTTTCTTTTAATTATCAATGTTGGGTCTAACTTATACATTCTCTTTACAATTACATCGCAGTATTTAGGGTCTAATTCCATTCCGTAACATTTACGTTTAAGTTGGTGTGACGCTACCATAATTGAACCGCTACCTAAAAACCCGTCAAATATTAAATCGCCTTTTATATGGTCTGTAATAACTTCAGATAACATTCTAATAGGTTTTTGTGTTGGGTGTACTCTTTTATCTTTCTCACCCTCTCTTATCATACCATTCCATAATTGGTCATAAATTCTTATTGGAGTGTGAAAGCTACACCAAGCCATTTCACCATCTGCAAATGTGTTTCTTATATCTGTACCTGCTCTTTTATTCCAAATTAACCAACCATCACTAAAAGGTAAAAAATCAGTAAAATAATTTCCACCCCAAATAATAAAATCATTCATTCCTAAACTTATGCAAGTATCATAAAACTCTTTTGCAGTTTCGGTTGTATCGTCTGCTATTACTTCTGAATATTTTCCCTTTTTAGCTACACCAAAGTTTGCACCAACCATTTCAGATTTAACTACCTTTATCCCATAAGGAGGGTCAGTAAATACCATATCAGCTTTTTGTCCATTCATTAACTTTGCCACTTGGTCGCTATCCGTACTATCCCCACAAAGCAATCTATGCTCTCCAATCTCAAACAAATCACCCAAAACAATATCCGTTTCAATTCCGCCTTCAGGTGTTTCAAAATTATCCTCTTCAGCTTCCAACTCAGTAACAAATTCAGCGGGCAAATCCAATCCCCATTCTTCTAATTGTTCAGTATCCCACTCATTTAATAAATCCCAATCCCACTCACCGCCTGAAACATTATCTTTAATCAAAAATTCTCGTTGTTGTTCTTCAGTAAGATCAGTTATGATAATAGGCACTTCTTTTAAACCAGCTTCTTTACAAGCTTTAAATCGCATATTCCCTCCTAATATAATCATTTCTTTATTGACTACGATAGGTCTAATATCTAACATTTCAGGAAAGTCTTTAATCGACTGAACCAACTTTTTAAAGTTATCGTCTTTGATTAATCGTGGGTTGTTTGGATTAATCTTAACCTCTGATAATTTTACTAGCTTCATAGTTATTAATTAAACATTGTATCACATCTCTTAAGCATCCTTGACAGCCATCCACTTGAGCTACATAGCCCGTTAGTTCTGCGTAAACTTCTTGTATCTGTAATTTTTCAGGTCTTGTATAATCAAGCTCCCCTTTAAGCACTTTTACTTTAATAGCTTGCCAGCTTTCTTTAGCGTTTTTCGATAGTTTCATAAATTTTCCCAAATACAAATACAAACAAAGGTGCAAAAGATATTTGTAAAAAACAAATACTTACAAGAATACTAATCCAAAAAGAAAAGCAAGGAAAACAATCAATTATCTTTATAGGTTTTGATATACGAATGCCTAGCCACTTTCTTATGTAGTAGCCTATGTTTAAGTCATCCCTTAACAATAAGCTAAGGAATAACGATGTTAAAATAATATTTATCATAAGTGGAGAATAACGGAGTCGAACCGTTGACCTACTGCGTGCAAGGCAGTCGCTCTAGCCATCTGAGCTAATCCCCCATAGTACAAATGTACTATAAAAATTAAGACCCACAAGCTTCGCACTCGTCTTGATCTTGTTGAGGGTTGTTCACTATCTCGGGATTCATTTGTTTTTTGATCTCATAGATTTCGTTATGAATATCCATGTCATCGTATAGGTTGCCCGTTAACCTTTTCTTTAATTCGTTAATTTTTTCTTGCATGATAAATACTTTTGTAATTTTTAATTTGATTTTTTACATTTTCAATTATTATTATTCTCCATTCTTCTTGAGTATATGGACAAGTAAATGGAACTCTATTAATTAATTTTCTTCCTGCTTGTAAGTTACATGACATAATTTCTATTTATTAAAGTTTAAAAATGCCGTCTATTCCGAGCTGTCAGCGTTCTATTGAGATAAGAAGTTAGTGCGCCTATACTTATGATCGAGTGGCGTATATATTCTTGTTATATGAAACAGCCTAACTATTCTCGCTTCGTGCTTCAGATACCAATGTAGGTAACTGTTTAAAGATATGTTCAATTACGGGTAAAGTCCATCCGTCACCTAATAAACTTGCTGCCTTGCTTCTTGTTAATATACTTGTATATCCATCTGGAAATCCTTGAAGCCTTTCTAACTCAGTTTGCGTAAAATATCTCAAATCACCTCCTTGAAAAATAAAGTATTCATTATTACGGAGTAAACAATTTGATTTATCTTTCATTGATCGACCTCTTCTGGTCTTTGAAGTTGGATAAGACAAATCTACACCTTCATTGTTAGCTATATCTACAAAACCAATAGTTGTAGCTTCTTTCACTCTCACAAATGTTTGTTCATTTTTAAATACAAGTGTTGTAAATCCTGAATTAAAGTATCTATGTGCTGCTTTATGTTGTTGTACAACTGGTCTTTCATCCGATTCAAGTAATGCTCTACTTTTTGGTTTATCTGAATACCCATTTTCTAAAACATCTTTAAGTAAAATATTTTTATCTTTTGGTTGTTCAATATCTGTAACAATATCAAACATAGTTTGTTTAGTTTTGATATTAGTCCAATAATATCTATCTCTCATTTGAGCAACAAGCAGACTTGAATTAATTCTAACAGGATAAACACCCAATGCTCTTGACATAATTCCAACATCTAATTTTGAAGCCGAACCTACATTTTCCTGAAGGAATAAAACTTTTGGATTTAATGATTTAATATGTTCTAAAATTTCAATGAAAGTAAAAAACAAACTTGATTTTTTCCCGTTAATACCTGCTTTTTTACCCGCTTGTGATAGGTCTTGACAAGGACTTCCAGAAAGAATTAAATCAATACTTTCCCAATCAATATCCCATTCTTTCCACTTTTTTACATCACCCATTTGAATAGTGTCAGGGAAGTGATGTTGTGTCAACTCTATTGCGTATGGCTTTATTTCACTTGAATAGTATTTATCAACTTTTACCCCTAAATTATGAAGGGCTAAATGACCTGTTGACATACCATTGAATAAACTAACTACATTCATAATTTACTGTGTTTTAAAATTTATTTTAGTGGCCTACATCATATAACAAGTGTTACAAGATAGTAGCACGTACTTTATTTAATATGCTACCATCGTGTAGCACCATACGTTATAGGAAATTAAATATTTTTACATACCGCACACAATACCGCTTGTAGCCTTTTCATAGTTGTTAATCCTGTAAATTGTTCAAACGAGTTCACATACCAAGTATAGGCAGTTTCAAAATCTACAATCGTTAAATACATTTTATCGCCTAATACATTTGTACCTATTAACAGTCTCCACACACCATCACGGTAGTATCTTTTAAATCCTAATGCAATTAATTTATCATTTGTAATATCCATCGCTAAAAATATTTAACTATCCTATAACGGCACATTTGCGTTATGTGCCAATAAACGGTGTGCCTTGAAAGAACCATTTTTGCGTGGCACACAAACGCAAATCTGCAAACCGTTATAAGCAAGTGGTGGCGTGTTGGTTCGCTCGTTTCCAACCTCTGAGTTTATTCGGGAGTTCTCTCTCCTTGACAGGCATTGTAGAGTGCCACCACTTGACATATTAAAACGGTTCTGCGTTCACTTCTTCAGCTTTGAAAACTTTCCATGCTTCAATGCTTGTATAGTAGGTATCTGTTGCAACAACGTAATTTGTTTTAAAATTAAACGATATTTCTACATTTGCACCTACCTTGTTGTACTTTTTAAATTTATCTATTTTTTCATCACCGTAGATATAAAATTTAACTTTTTGAGGGTAACTGTCAACTTGTTCTTCAACAATAAACTCAACTTTTTTTTCTTTTGATGTTTGTGTTACTTGAAGGATTTCTATAATAATCCCCGTAAATTTAAATTCATTTTTCATGATTCTTTTTGTTTTAAAATTAATACTTCATTTGCAATCTCAAAGGCTTTCTCAACTAGCTTTTGTTTTTTATAACTCTTCCTGTTGTACTTCAAATGTGAAGCGATAACCGAAAAATTTATGTCTTTAAAATCAATTACATTTTTCATGTTGTTCAATGTATTTGCGGACGTTAGTCCAGATGGTTAAATACTTTCTGAAGCCTTTCTCCATTACCTTAGCTGTCTCAATAGCCGCCTCTTTGGTCGGGAACTGACTTAGCAAAGTCTCAGCTTTTTCTTTGGTTTCTTTGTTCATTTGTTTTTTAGATTTAACTTGTTAATATACTCGTTATAAAATTCATGTGCCATGTGTACCTTTTCTATCATTTCAGCTTCTAACTTTTCGTCCCTTTCAATCCTTAAAGTAGTCACTAAGCTTTCAATAGGTGCGTTAATTGTTTTGTGGATCTGTACATTGTCATAGCCAATTAAATGATCTGGGGTGTCAACCATGCAATAAGCAAGCTCCGCACTATTCACATCGTAAAGGTACATATAGCCCCTTAGTTGATATTCATAATCTTTTAACGTTATGTCCTCGCTTGTCGCTGGGAACGTTTCAAATGACCAGGAACACTTAATGTCAATAATTAATTCAGGTGTTATAATGTCACACTCGCCTGTAATTATTTCAGTTGACTTTCTTTGTTTATTCTTTTCGTGTGACGTAAAAAAAACATTATTATAAAGCAATATAGCCGATCCTTCGCACTCTATACCTTTCTTGACGTACTTATTGTTTAGCTCGGTTTCGTATCCGTAGAAGTCTTGTTTAGCTATTGTTTTAATGTAACTTTTTGCGGTCTCGCTTAAAGCTCCTTTGACCTTTGAAGCGGTGCAAATCTTTGGTAGTGATGAACATCTGATTTTCATAATGATTGAATTAAAAAAGTTAATACTGCGGAAAATAGAAAGCTTAACCATCCGAAAATAAATAAGCC